CGCTTACAAAATATGCTGTAATCATAGTATTTGATTTTGTATAATAGTTAAGTTTATTTGTTCGTTTGGATACAATAACTTAATAAGGGGCTCCATTTGAACTACCATTTCCATCTGTAATGGTTTAATCGTTGTATTAAGGAACACTTGGAATGATTGGTTAATCTCATCTGCGTTTGAACCAAGACCACCTCCGTTATTCAGTCCAATCAAAAGACCTGAAGTGATTTTGTGTCCCGATAAAATCTGTCTTTGGGTTAATTCAAATATCTCCGTGTAATATCCATCGTGAGTATTTGAAGCGATTTGTGTAATCTGTGGTGCCATCTCTGCTCCATCACTAAATGAAACCATCGTCTTACCTGCTCCTTCTGCTCCTGAAAATCTTTCTTCAATTTTAGCCAACATCGTTCTCTGTTCGTCCATACTATCTGGAATTGAATTGGGAAAATTAACCCATAAGCCAGGAGTTCCTCCGTTCAAGAAGTTAGAAAGATGAAATAATGTTATATTATGAGCCAGTCTAATATCGTTAATAACAGACATATAATCAGGAGAACCATAATAGTTATATCCTGGTGCGTAATTCTTAATATGGAATATCTGTCTGTTGTTTTGGTTATGTGGGTCTAACTTACTGAACTCAATAATCTTTTTTGTTCTATAATCCTCCCATTTTTCACAATAATAATAAACCTTTTGTTCGTCATCTATCGTATCCTTCTTTTGAACCCTCACAGACGACGAGGGAAGGACATAAATACCATTTAGACCCTCTGTCCTATCCGCACTCCATACAACCTCCACAAACACATTTCCTGTCGTTATATACTCTGTTGCGAACTCCATAAAGAACTCATTTAATGATTGTGTTGAGTTGGCAAGCCTATCACCATCAACGAACCCTTGACCTAATGAGTTTCTTACTTTAGCGTTTATACAAGCGTTATGTGTGGGGTTATAATCTATGTAGTTGTATAGTGTTTCAGGGAAATTATTTTGGTCTCCCCAACTTACCCAATCTTGGTTTCTAACCACCTTCTCTTCAAAGCGATTAACACTATCTATCTTTCTACCGAATGCGTGAAATTGTTTATCCATATTAATAAATATTATATAGCCGAGAAATTATCAAGTTCTGTTAATACCATTCCTCCATTTATCACAAAACCTCTATATAAGTTCCAAGCATTATTAGCAGGATTAGGCAAACTTCCGTTTCTACTATAGATACTTCCACCTGATGCTAAACGCATTTCGTTAATAGAATAGTTCCCATTTGAATATACCCAAAAGAGGAACTCCTCACCTTCTTTTTCATTTAATAATGAAACGGATACATCACCTATTAAAGTGAAGATAAACCAGTGGCCTAATGATAAATCAACATCTATTTTACCTACTACACTACCTGCGTTTATGACGGGTTCTCGTATAAAATCCTCTACACTAATTTTTTTGGTTGAACCTCCATTTACTATCGCAATAACATCTTGTTCTGTTCTTGCGGTTAATTCTGTTAATTGTGATATTTTTTTATCCATTATTCTTGTCTTAATAATTCATTATTTTCTGTTAATATCCTATATAAATCTTCTTGTAATATATAACTACTTACATCATCATTATAAACAACAATATCATTTGTTGAATAACCTGTATAACTTACTTCATCAGGTGGTGGGGGATATAAGTATAATGTTCCCTCATCAACTACATTCGTTGATAATGCGGGATTTAAATTAATTTGTGATGTTTGTTCGTATATTCTATAATAATACCAACCATAATTTTCTAAAGAGATATTGGTAGTTCCAATATAAACACGGGGATAATTGGGTTTTCTTTGATTGTCTTGGTATGTATCACCAAAATAAGTCCAAGGATAAATATTTTCTATCTCTTCCATAGAAGCGAGATATAATGTATCACTAAATGTTCTACCTGAATTGGTCTGTAAATTATATGTGAAAGTAGTTGCCGTATATCCTCCATTTGTTGTAGCCAAAGGAACTTGAGCGTAAGGTATTCCATAAGCCAAATATCCTGATGTTGATGTTCCAAAACTTAAAGGTGCTGTTAAATTAACACTATCAGCAAAGAATGTTCCACCTGTGAATATTTCACCAGGATTTTTTGTATCAAGTTGTATCCTTAATGAACCAAGTATATTTGGAATTATAAGTGTTTGGTCTATATATATCTTATCTGTCCCTTGAAGATTAGCAGGATAATTTATTGTTCCTTCACCATAAACAAGTGCTGGTGGTCTTTCCTTAACCCAATACCTCGTTCCACCAGTTAAGTTTTCAATATTATTAAAAACACCAAACTTAAATAAATCAACTCTTGGGTCTTCCTGATAAGTTGTATTTCCTGAAATAGATGTAATATTTTGTGGAATAAAATACTTTCTTTCACCTGAAACTTTATGTTCCAAAGACATAAGATAAGTGGGATTACTCAAGGTTTTATTCCTTGAAGCATTTACCCATATCGTATTCTCTGTATTTGCTGATATTTTTAACATTATTTATAAATATTACTGATTAACACGATAGATAATTTATAGTCATAGTATCGGTTGCTGATATTAAATTAGTTCCTTCTTTTGGAAATGAATATCCACCTTCTGTTCTAACCCAATCTGGATATACTAAATCAAAAACAAAAAAGAAAAGGCTATTAAAGGTTTTAACACTACCACAGGTATTCCAATTTATAGGAACATTAACATTATTAGAAATTAAAGTATAAAAAGATACTGAACCATTTATCACATCATTACAATACACAAACATATTTTTTTTATCTTCACTAATATAAGTTAAATATTGTAATTGACTACACACAACATCAACATCATCAACATAAGGGGTTCTACCTTGTAGGGTAATCGTCTGTCCTTGTCTATAATACTTTTGTAATAACTGACTATATCCTATTGTTAAATTAGTTATTTCAAAACAATCAGGGTATGGTAAAGTAATCTTATTATCATAATAAGGTTTTCCCAAACTATAGTATTTAACTCTGTTATAACTTACGGACATTCTCCTAAACTTGTTATTGTATAATTATTTGAACCATAGTATCTAACAGGTATAGAACAAGAACAAACATACCAATATGTGTCTGCTGGCATCTCATATTCTATTTGTGCTTCATCACTACACCTCCTGTATCTTAATCCAATTACTAAAGTTCTACTTTCATTTATGATTTCATATCTCTCGCAAGAAGAGCAGATTGAAGGGAATGGTAATGCGTTATTATCGTTATAAGGTATATCAAATCCATTCTGTTTCTCGTATTTAACTCTTTTATATGGAACATTACTCATAACCGATTATTCTTTTAGTTTTATCTAATAATTCCTCAATATCTATTTCATCAGGACATTTAAACTTATACTCCTGTATCTTCCATCTATTACGATTTTCTTGGAAAGCAACCATAACACATATTTCATCTGTTTCAAGGTTAAGTCGTATTTCTTTGAACTTATAATTCATTTATTGTGTCTCCTGTTATTCGTATAATTGGTTTATGGCAATATTCAATTACAGGTAAATCCTTTACCCACTGATAATCAGGATTAACGCAATTTTCACATACTTCATTTGAAATAATCCATTCATCATTACAATCTAATATAGGATTGAAATATAATGATGATGAATATTGTTTTCCATCAATAGCTTCTTTTTGAACTAATGTTAATAATCTTACTATCATTTTAATATCTATTTCTTCCTAAACTTGTTTGGAATGTGTTTATTATATTATCTAATATAGGTATTTCTGTAGGACTTAATACTTGATTACAAATAAAGAAGAAACACTGATTTTTATTTGAACCAAAACCACCAAAACTACCATTATAGTTTGTTGTTCCTAAATAAATGGGATATAATTGATTATCATAATTATTACCTACAGAAAAAGAACCAATACCATTTAATACACCATTAATATAAAAGGTTGTATTATCAAAACTTGACCTTGTTATAATAGTATTACCACCATTTGTTGAAGGAATAATACCCGCTATTTGTGTTGAACCCACACCTATTGCGTAAGTGCCACCATTATTCCAATATGAATTAAATACCCTATAAAGACCAACAGATGTTATACTATTCTCTAACCATACACCATAATCATCGTCAAAATTAGATGTGGCAGCAAAAGTTGATAAATAAATACCCGAAGTCCAATTATAAGTGTCCGCAGTAGTTGGAATGAAATGAGTATCTCCATAAGTATCTATACCATTAGGTGTTGAACCACTTGAACTGAATACCCAACCACCATACCAATCAATATCATAAGTTTTGTTAAGGGTTGCGTTGATTGCGTGAGACCCCGCTGTTCCACCAACATAAGGATACATAACCTCAATTTTACTATAAAGACCATTATTCTTAAGTTCTTTGAATAATGTATCAACTGCCGCTTCTATAGTTGGGTTCGTTGTTCCTCCTGATGCGACCACATCAGCGAGATATGCTAAAGCGTCAGGGTCAGGAGGTGGAGGTGGTGAAGAACTTGGAGTTGGGGTCATAGTAGGGGTTATAGTAGGACTTGGTGTTTGACTTATAGAAGGAGTTATACTTGGAGTATTACTTGGAGTAATACTCGGTGTAATACTTGGAGTGGGGGTTATTGTAGGGGTTATACTCGGTGTAGGAGTTATACTACTCGTGGGGGTCGGCGTTGGACTTGGTGCGATACAATTTGGTATATTTTCCAATAGATAAGTTCCTTGTCCTGAAATACCTGATGTATAATTACCTTCTAATGGGAAACCATTACTACTATATGTTGGGTATGAGACATAAGTGGCAGGCCAATTCCAAGATTGTCCGCAAGGATTACCTGCGACATTATAGTTTATAAACTTTATTATAGATATTTGTTGTGTCCCAAAAAAACTTTCATACACATTACCCATAAAGTAAGTGCTTATAGATAATCCACTACCTATTTTTAATATATATAATGATTTTGATTTCGGGTCAGTATCACTACAAACAACTTGGTAATTATCAGGAGATTTACTACTATATTGTATATAACCTTGTCCCACATATTCATACAAACCTGAATAATCATCACTTGTAGCCCCATTAGTTGTTATATAAACACAAGGGGAAGAACCAATTTGAAATCCACAATTTACTTCAACTCCAGAAAAATCTAATTGTATGTTATATTCCCCAATAAAGTTTTCAGTTTCAAAAGTATAAGGTATTGTTTGAGAACCATAACTTATACTACCACCTGAAAAGGGATAAAAGGTTATATCACCTGTATAACCACTAAAATTATTACTTGTGATTGTTATTTGAGACATATTATATTATTATTTTTATTATTCAGCGGTTGCGAAATTAGCGAAGTATCTAACCAATATATCACTACCAAATACTTCTAATACAAGTAAATCAGTTCCACCACTTGTAAAAAGAGGAATACTACCACCTTCCCATAGAACACTAAAACCTGTTGCGGTCATAGCTAAAAGTAAGTATGATGCTTCGTTGAATACTTTAATAGAATATCTACCACCAACTTTAACATTTGTTAAATCTATTATTGTATCAGCAGACATAGAGATTTCTTGTAAATTACCTTCATCTAAATCAAGAATAAAAACACTTCCACTTCCATTATTAGACCAATTATAAGTTGATTGTCCTTTTATTGTTAGATGTTCGCAGACGACTTCATCATTAAAAGATGTGGTTAAACCAGTACCCCCTAAAATAACACAATTATTGTATGTCTGTAAAGTGTTTCCTGTTCCTCCAACAATTACGGAGTTATTTGTATCACTTATAATATTAGTAGTTCCACCAATAATAGTAGAGTTATTAGTTGTATTTAGGAACGCACTACCAGTTCCTCCAAGAATAGTATTATTATTACCAGAAGCTCCTATATATTGTTGTTGAAATCCACCAAAAATACTATTATTAGTTCCTGTTGAACCCATATCACTATCATTAGAGACATTAAAGTTTCCTATACCTGCTGTGATGGTATTATTTGTTCCAATACAGGTATTATATCCATTTGTGCTATTACCAACAGAGTTGATATTATTTGCGTATCCAACAGAAAGAGCCCAGTTCCTACTATTTTGGTTATTCTCAAATCCAAGAGCAATACCAAAATCATTACCATTAATATTACTTCTTCCAACCATAAGTGCTCTGGTGCCATTTGTTGTATTACTGGCTCCAAATAACATTCCAGCACTAATATCATTATTATTATTCTGTGTATTACTTCTTCCAACATAAATACCCCTTGAACCAAAGTTGCTTGACCCTATAAAAATACCATCATTTCTTTTGGTATTATCTTTACCAATAACCAACTGGCCTGCTTCATTTCCTACATATTGTGATTGATAATTATTATTGTATCCAATACAGATATTTCCTGATGGTGTAGTTCCAACACCACTCGTATTATTATACCCGTGAGTTATTGTATCATCATTTACATCATTACCATATCCAAAATTAACATAACCTGATGTTCCTTCATAAACATTCGGTGTTCCAACAATACTATTAACACTACTTATACTATCAGTTAATGTATCACCAGTAACACCTGGACTTCCACCAACACCAGATAATAGAGTTGATACTTTAATTTTACTTGTTGTTGTCTCCCCACTATCAACTATGACGAGTAAGTCATCGTCAGTTTTTCCTGTCTGTTCGGGGAGTTGTGGGATTGTCTTATTCGCCATTTTCTTAAATTATTATAATTCACTTATTACAACTGAAAAACCAAGATTTTCCAATTCTTCTTTTATTTTTACTTGTGTAAATGATAATACATCATTACCATCAGTTTCTCTATTATATGTGTATCCACCATCTACATAAATTGGAACATCTATTAAAGATAATTTATTAGATGTATATGCGTTCTCATCAACCCAATATTCTAATGATATAGCAACCATACTACTATCATCATTAACTGAATATTTTGTTCTACCATATATACTTGAAAGAGTTAATCCGTTATTAAACTCAATATTTCCTGTTATTTGTAAGGCCATTCTTTTCTTTTTAAAAAATTATTTATAGAGGGTAAAAATCAATATTATCCCCACCTTGAGTAATCAACTCGTCCAAGTTCTGTGCGAGGATATGGTATGTCTCAATTAACACATAGTTAAAATCACAGGGTGGGGGAACAGGTGGAGCAGGTGGAATACCAGGAGCACCTCCAACCCAACTGGCAACCCATCTTGCTTGTTTGTTTCCAGGAACAGGAGCCCCTCTTCGTGCTCCCATTAATGGTTTTACCCCTGCGGGTATATATGTTTTACCATTCCATCTAATCATATTAAGGGGGTATATTTTTAATAAAAGGAATGAGGAGGGAACTACCCCTCACTCACTCCTTTTTAGTTTAATTAAACTGCGTCAAAAGTAATACCACTAAAGACAGCGTCAATAGTCGTAGTAATTTCTATCTCTCTTGTAGCAGCAGGTTCTCCACCTGTCGCAGTCATAGTTGAACCATTAGCATCGGTAAAGGCGGCACCCGTGAATACAGAACCATCTGTAATCGTCAAACCATTTACTTCACCAGGGAACCAGGCTCTTCCGTTATTATCAATAACTACAACGAAGAACTCTGGTTGTTTGGTTAATTCATACCATGCCTTTCTTAAGACATTATCATATTTAGATAAGTTCAAAGTTAAAGTCGGTTGATAAACGATACTATTTGAAGTAGCATTTACTGCGATTGTCTCTTCAAATGAAGAAGACCCTTTAACGAGTTCAAACTTATACATCACACCCGAACCACTAATTGCTGTGATTTGGTCGTCAGCATCAGTAGTGATACTACTGATTGTGTTTCCTGAACCACCCAAGATATATACCGACTTAATACCACCGATGGCGGCGTCTCTACACCCTAAAGTTAGTCCTGCGTCTATATAGCAACTCATTTATTTATATTTTATATTTTTAATTTATGTATATTATCCCAAATATACGAACTTGTCGGGTTCGTGAAGACCACAACCGAAACCAACTTTTGTTAATGAAGCAACATTATCTTCAAATGGGTCATACTGAACTCTAACCTCCATTCCGTCATCAGCAGCGACACCGATTAAGATGTTCTGTGTTGGTGCGAGAATGATTTTTGATTGTCCGTCCAATCCCTGTGTTGGAACAACAGCGATGTTAGAACCTGGTAAGAAGATAGTAGTTTCAGTTGATAAACCACTCTCATCACCCAAAGTAAATAAGTTCATAGATGAACTATCAGCCAAGGCTGCGATGAAAGCTCTGTAGTCAGCGAAAGACATAAAGATTGCTAAATCACTTCTTCTTTGAATAGAACTTGGGATATTCAATACCAAATTATTTAATTGTGTAATTGCGTTTGAAGTAGTCAAAGAGACATAGGTGCCACCTGAAACACCTGACGATAAAACTTGTTCTATAATACCATTACCACCAAAACAAGATGAACCCTGCCATAATTGAACCTCCATAAAGTCAGCACTTCTTGTAGTTAAGTCCTGAATAAACAATTCTTCAAATGGGATATTCTCTTGGAACAACGAGTTAGTTAATGCTTGAGACAAGAAGTATTCTCTCAACTCATTACCGCAGTTGTTCGCTCTTGATGTTTTATAACAACCCACAACCTCTACTTGTGTGATTTCTGTTGTGGCTGAAGGGGTTAATCCACAAGACAACCCGTCTTGCCATACTGGCGTATTTGCCATAACACCAACTTTCATGCTGGTTCCCTTCATATTTGGGTAAATACGAGCGTATCTTGGAGTAGTAGCACCCAATACACTCTTCAATAACATCTCGTCAGCACGCTCGTTAGACCAAGCATTTAGACCAGATAAATCATACGAAAAATCTAATTTCTTTTTCATTTTATAATTAATTAAAATACTTTTTTAGTTGTTGAACTCTGTAATCTGCGAAGTTCTCTACAACTTGTTTATTGCTTTTTGCTTTATTTTTGATATTTTCAACCTCTGGTTCTTTTTTAAGAGTATCAATATCTTTATTGACTTTGGAGAACTCCTCCTCTGTCTGTGATGAGAAATCTTGGAATAAATCTAATACTTTAGATAATGCTTCTTTCATTTCACTAATCTCGTTTTTCAACTCAACTAATGAAGTGTCTTCACTCATTTCTTCTTCAATTTCTTTTTGTTCCACAACTACTTCAACCTCATCTGGGGTTTCTTCTTCAACTTCTTCTCTGTCTTCTCTAATTTCAACTACTTTACTTTCCTCGTCCAAAACGATTACCTCCCCTGATTGTAGGGTGTGCTCGCCTGCTGGACCTGGAACCAAGTTGCCATCATCTAAAACAACATAAAGAGTATCACCCAACTCTAACTTCTCACTATCCGTGTTGTTAGTAACTGGTGTCCCGTCAGCAAGTGATGAAGTGTAAAACTTTTCTTGTTTTGTATCAGCAAACTCAAGACCTAATAGTTCTTTAATTTTACCGATTGCTTCTGTTGGTTTTAACATTTTCACTTTGTGTTTTTAAGAATGTTTATGATTTTATTATAAATATACTCATCTTTACTAAATGATTGAGTAATAAGTTCAAACTCTCCTTCAACAGATAATCCTTTAACTTTACCTGTTTTAATTTGATTTTCCCATACATCATCGTTTTTAACTTTGTATCCTACCATCCAGGAACCTATGGGAACATCTTTTTTTGTATATCCTAATGAATACGCTTTATCTTTTTCATCTATGATTATCCAACTTTCAACCATATATATATCGTCAAACTTTGTGTCTGTATGTTCCAAGTTGGTATAATTAACTCTTTTTTCCATTAAGAACTTATGTGCTATTTTTTCTATTGTTTCTTTTGTGAAATATACCCAATACTCATCTCGTCCATCAAAGCGTCTAATTAGTCGGTCAGGCAACATAGCGGGGGAATAAATCATTCTCTTTTCTTCGTCTTTCTTGAACTCAAAATGTTCTTTGAACTCCTCCTTATTCTCCTTATATTTACAGGTTCTATAGTATGTCTTTCCATTCTTATTAACCATATCTATTTCACCCTTACAACCCATCATTTCACTCTTCCATTCCGCCATCTCTTGGTCTTCATATACAGGTAATCCGTATTCATAAAAGACTGGCATGTCTTCAGGTTTTTCTTGTTTTGAATATACGACCTTTTGATTAACCTGTCC